TTACAGCAGGCACAGGTATAACTGGTGGCGGTACATCAGGAACAGTAACAATTGCTATTGATACCGCAACAACTGCTGATTTAACTACCGCTCAAACCTTAACAAACAAAACATTAACAACACCAGTCATGACCTCTCCAGAAGAGCGTACAACTGTGTCTACCTCTGCTGCTACAGCAACTACTCAATTTGATGCCGATACTCAAGGGGTATTATATTTAACAGGATCTACAACTAGTGACTGGACTCTTAATGTAAGAGGATCTGGTTCCACTACCCTGGCTTCTAAACTAGCCGTTGGTGATTCAATGTCAATTATTTTTATTGTAACAAATGGTTCTACAGCATATAAGCACACAGCACTAACAATTGATGGCAATGCTCAAACAGTTAACTGGTCAGGTGGCACAGCCCCTGCAGCAGGAAATGCATCTTCTAAAGATGCTTACTCATTTACAATTTTTAAGACAGCAGCGACACCAACCTACACCGTATTTGGTGCGGGACCAGTAAAGTACGCATAAGGAGACACAATGCCATTAATGAACTTAGTATCAGCAGGTGGAATTGGTAAAGCAACAGTAACTGGTACTACTGGTTCACCTACAGTTGACACTTCATCCCGTGCTGGAAAAACAATTTATAAATTTACTGGATCTGGTTCTATTACAGTTGGTACTGCTGGAACTTGTGAGATTTTACTTATTGGCGGTGGCGGTGGTTCTGGCGCTAATAAAGGCGGCGGAGGTGGTGGTGGAGGTCTTCTTTATGATACTTCTGCAATTTTGCCTGCTGGAACCTTAACAGTAACAGTTGGTGGTGGCGGTGCAGGAGGAAATGGAACAAACCAAGGCGGTAGTACTGGATTTACTGGACAACCATCAAGAGTAGGAAGTTATTTTGGACTTGGTGGTGGAGGCGGAGGAAGCCTTAACCCTTCTAATTCTGGTAGTGTTGGTGCAATAGGCGGCTCAGGTGGGCAGGTGGTGGACAATCTGGAGATACTGGTGGTACTGGCGGAACTGGTGGTGGTGGAAATTTTGATACTGCTGGAACTGCAAACCTTGGCGGTGGCGGTGGAGGAAATACTCTTAGCGGTAATGAACTTACTGGCAACTCAGGAGGTTCTGGATACGTAGTGGTGGTGATTGGATAATTATGGCTCACTTTGCAAGAATTGAAGATAACATTATTAGAGAAGTTATTGTAGTTAATAACGAAGTATTAGAAAATAAACCTTTCCCAGAGTCAGAGCCTATTGGTATTGCGTTCTGTAAGTCTTTATACGGAGCAGATACAGAATGGTTACAAACCTCATACAACTCAAATTTTAGAGGAACATACGCAGCATCTGGAATGACCTATGATTCTGAATTAGACATTTTTAAATATCCAACGGTAACGGAGGAAGTAACAGAGTAAAATCTGTTATAATACTATTATGCCAATAAAATTTGTAGAATTAGATAGTAAAAATAAGGTTGTTTCTATACATACCTCGCATTTAAGTGATGACTATGCAATTGTTGATCTTAATCCAACACAATATGGTTTTCCAGCAGGATCTATTAAGACACTGCTTGAACCATCTATTGGAGATTTTTATGATGAATCAACAGAAACCTTTGTATCTTTAGAATCATTATTAGAGATGATAAGGAGTATAGGGTAATCCTAAAATAAAAAATGCCAACAACATTTAATGACGCAGGTAAACCAACATACATGTACGACTCCGTTGGAGACGTATGGTTTGCAGTAGGAGCAAAAATTGATACTTCTTCTGCTTATGAGTTTACTGGAGCGAATAGTTTTACAAATACCGTTTCATTTGATGACTATGTAACTGCAACTCATGGCTGGAATAACTTTTTAAATCCCGCTGCTCGTGATGCAGCACTTGCTACACCAGTACGTGGAACAATTTGCTTTGTTCGTCAAGATGCAGGTGGAGCAGCATTAAACCAAATTCAATCTTATGATGGATCTGCTTGGGTTGGTAGTGGTGATATTTTTGGAGTTACTGCTGGAACTGGTTTATCTGGCGGGGGAACAAGCGGTACACTAACATTATCAGTAGATACTACATATGTCGCTACTGTTTCAAGTCTAACTGATGCCATTATTATGGACATTATGGATGCATACTAAAGTTTGATATAATAGAAATCTACTAGGAAAGGTAGTAACTAATGGCTACAACAAGTAAGGCTCTTGCTAGAACAGCAGCAGCAACATCAAGCACAACACTATACACAGTCCCTTCTGCAACAACAACAGTAATTACAAACATTGTAGTTGCCAACGGAGCAGCAACAGCAGGAACTTTTACTATTTTGTTAGATGATATTGAACTACAAAAAGACACAGCAATTGCTGCAAACTCAAGTATTTATATTGATCTTAAACAAGTATTAGCAGCAACAAAAACTATTAAAGGTTTAGCATCTGCTACAACAATTGATTTTCACATCTCAGGAGTGGAGATAGCGTAAAATGGGTTTAATACAAGTCCCAGCAGTTAGTGGTGGAGTAGCATCTAAAAGTGCAAAAATCTCATCTGGCTCAGTTGGAGGTACCTATACCTTTAATAATACATTTGAACCTGGACAATATATAGTAAACCAAACAGCAGCAGCAAGTTTTACTTTAGGTGGTACTACAGTTAGCAATACATCTGTTACTCCAATTACTGTTACATCTTCAACATCTTCTTTAGGAATAAACATATCATCACTCGCTTCTTGGACTTCTGGTACAGCGCCTTCAGTTGGGTCAAATCCTGAAGGAGGTATTTCTATAGCAAATGGATTTTTATATGTTATGGGTGGTGATGCTTATGCAAGAACATCTGATGGAATTACTTGGACAGCCATTACCAGTGGAGGCATAATGGGTGAGTGTAATACTGTATTTTATAATGGAGTATACGTTACAGGTGCATATATAAGTTCTTATGGAAGAATTTTTTCATCTACAGATGGGCTGAACTGGACAGAAAGAGTATCTCAGTTTGGTAGCGCAGCAGGAAGACCACCAAAAGCAGTTGCAACAAATAGTGGTGCTACAAATAAATTTGCTATTTCTGGAAATAGTGGTCATTTATATTATTCTACAAATGGAACATCTTGGACACAAGGTTCAAATTTTTCACAACAAATTTTTGGAATGATTTCAAATAATACAACATATGTTGCTGTAGGCGCAGGAAGTTTAATTTCTACTTCAACAGATGGTCAAAATTGGACAACAAGAACACAAGCATCTTCCCCTGGAACCTGGTGGGATGTTGCTTTTGGAAACGGACTATTTGTTGCAGTTGGAGATAGTGGACATATAAATACTTCAACAGATGGTACAACTTGGGTAAATAGAACATCTACAAGTGGAACTACTCAAGGTATTAGAAGTGTTGCTTATAACGCATCTGCAGGATATCCTTGGATGGCTGGTCTTGCAAATGGTTCAGCACTATTCTCAACAGATGGAATAAACTGGATATCAAGAACAACTGGAATATCATCAACAGTATATGGAGTAGATTTTTATAATTCGGCATATCGTGCAGTTGGAAGTCCTTCATCATATAGATATACCACTAATATTAATGGATCTCTTTCATCAGACTATTATGCTAATTTTATAGGTCCATCCACAACAACAACTGTTACATCTTAATTAAACAATAAAAAATAACCCCCAAAGGATTTTACTCCAATGGGGGTATTTTTATATTAAATGTTATTACTTACATGGATGTTGGTTGTACCATTCCTTATACCGTTTTCCATTTACGGAACTCCATGAAGACCAATCTGCTCCACCCTTAGTCATGTGAAGAGCGATCTGTGCATTAACCACTGGGTTTAATAACTCAGCGTTTGAATCCAACTGAAACTTCTCTCTACGATCTGACCCAAGTTCTCCTAGCATATTTATTTGAAATACACCATAAGAACTATCTCCAGTTTTTACGTTACCGTTGAAAGCAAGGGGACGACCATTAGATTCTGCCTTTGCAATAGCACAAGCAGATCTCAAAGCCTTACCTTTAAATCCTACAGCCTTTAACATATCAACTAGTTGCTCATCAGTCAAGTTGTGAGCATTTTCGTACCTTTCAAGTTTTTTCTCTTTAGAAACCAAAAATGCCACCTTTGGGGTGGCGGAGATTTCCATAGAGTCTTTACTTAGTAAGTTATTTTCAGGAGTGGCTTTTGCAGCACCAGAAAAAACAGCACTACAAATAACCAAAACCAACACCCCTAGCCAAACTTTTGCTTCTCTCATTGTAAGATACCTCCTAGAGAACAAATGCTACCTGTCGGTAGCATATATT